CACTTAATTTATTAAATTCTTCTACAGTCATTAAAATTTTCCCTTTCTATGTTCCTGTGAAATTATCTCTTCCACTTCATCCCAATCTTTAGTTACTCTTTTAATGAGTTCTTCTTCCAAATTAAATTCTTCAATATGGCATATTAATTCATCTCTGGTAAATTCTTCTCCATCCCATTCTAGCTTTCTTTTGGAAGCTGCATTCATTTTTCCTGAATCTGTTTTTAATCTATATAAATAATCTATATTAGTAGCTACATCATCAATACCGTAGGGCTTCTCAAAAGTAATATCTATAAGACAGTCTCTAAAAGGTTTACCTACACTATTTTTTGTAATTCTAGCTTTGGTAGTAATTCCTAAAGTTTTATGTAACCCTCTAACAGTTTTTCCTATCTTTTCAGCTTCTGCTAACCATATAATCTGGGATGCAAAATGATCTAAAGCTTTTCCACCTGTCCTATAATATTTTGCTCCAAACGTAACTCCTATATTAGATCTTACTTGGGAAATAACTAAAAATAATATATTTTTATCTCTAATGTCTTTTTTACGTATTCTAAAGAATTCACCAAAGTCTTTGACCTTTTCTAATTTAAATGATCCCTCCTGTTTAGTATTATCTTTTATAGCTTTTAACCTTTTCTTGTATCGTTCTCTAGCTGCTTCTGAAGATAAAGCATCTAGAGAATCCAGTACATAAATTAAATATTCATCATGTTTTAATCCTTCTATCTTCTCTTGAAAAGTTAATTCAAAATCTTCTAACATATCGGAACTTTGCTTCTTATCTTCTTCTGATAATATTTCAAATCCATACATTTTTTTTGTATCATAATCGAAACGAGCTTCTACATCATCATAAAACCATTTTAATTTATTTCCTAATATTTTTCTACATGCTGCTATAAATTCAATAGCAATGAGAGTCTTTCCTGTAGAATTGTCTCCTACTAAATTTATAATTCTACCATTCTTAAAACCTCCTCCCAGTGCCAAATTGAAGTAAGTACATCCTGTTGGAAGTAATACCATATCTTCTTTTTTCACAATAGGAGGTGCTTTGGATTCTATAAATTTTTTTTGTGCTTTTTTCTTTTTTGTTGCTTTTTTAACCATAATTTATATCCTTTTTGGTCTACTATTCTATTATTTAAAATGGTAAATAGTCACCGCATTCTTTGTTCTTTTTACATTTTTTACATTTTGGATATTCATCCCAGTCATCTCCAAATTCATACCCATAAGGACATTTTGGTTTTTCATCATCATCATCATCCTCCTCCTCCTCCTCTGCTCCTACTAGGATATTATTTATTTCTTTGACTATATCTTCTGTACTCATTCCTCTTGTTACTTTTATTCCTAATTTATTTTCTTTTATGTATTTTTTTAATTCACCTCTAGTCATATCTTCTAGTGATGTCTCTTCCTCTTCCTCTTCCTCATCATCATCATCATCTGTTGGATCCTCTGGTTCTGTTTCTTTAGGTTTATCTTTTTTTGATTTTCTCTTATTAGATTTTGGAGTTTCCTCTTCATCTTCATCTTCTTCGTCAGTTATTTCTCCTGCTTTAGAAATTTTTCTTGGATTATCATCTCCATCATCCATAGATAAATTCAAAAATGCTGCTTTAACTTCCTCGTAAGTAGGAATATGAACAACTACATCTAATGGAACAGCTTCATCTAAAATACTTTCATCAATAGGATCCCTTTCCTCAAATCCAAAGGATTTAAATTCAAAGAAAGGTTTATAACCTTTTCTCTGAACCTCATTAGCTCTAAATTTTATTGTACGTCCTTTATTTAGATCAGAAAACACTACAGTCTCATCTTCTGCTGTTTTGGCTTCTTCTGTTAATTCCTTTTCAAAATTCCAATGAGATACATTAAATAATTGAACTCCTTTTCCTTCATCATCTAAATCTATAAGATTATATATTGCTCTATGTTTTGGAACTAAGTTCCTAATCTCCTTTTCATCAGCATCTTCATCTTCTTTCATAGCTTTTCGTTCTTCACATATAGGACAGGGTTTTCCAAAAGTACGCTCTAAACAGATATATGTACTTTCCATAGTGCCTACTCCATAGTGTACCCATATATCTAAAACATAATCTTCTAATCCTGGTTCCATTCCTTGTGGATGATTTTCAGTTTGAATAATCCATGGAATAATATCAATCTTATGTTTTTTTCCATCTTTTGGTTTAAATACAGAAATGTTTGGATAATCCGATAAATCCAATAATCTAACTCCGGATCTCCCATAACTTTCTCTATTTTTATAATTTGATTCTGTCCTTGCTCTTAAAGCTGCTCTTCTCTCTTTTGCTGACTTTCTCTTAAACATTTTTAATCTCCCATAATTATTGTTTTATTTCTTCAATAGTTATCATAACTGGAATAGCTTCTAAGTCTCCAACATCTAGAGTTTGTTTAGTGGTATTATGATAAAACCACGCACATTTAAATCCTTTTTCAGCTCTTTTCAAAGAAGTATAAGTCAATATTCTTTGTTTATTCTCAGGATCATCAACATCTACTAAAGCTCTATTTCTGCGAACTCCTTTTGCTATAACTTTTCTATCTTTGGATACTATAACATACCTTTTCTCTTTAATTAATAGTTTATTATTTTCCATTATAATTTCTCAATCCTCCTTCTTTCTAGACTTTCCCATATAGACATCCATTCATTTAGATAGTCTTCATACCATCCCCAATTATCTATTCCTGCTACTTCTAAACGATTCAACTTTTCTTCTGCTTTTCTCAATCTAAGATATTCTTCTTTACTAATAGTAACGATACCTTCCATCTTTATTCCTTCTATTTTCTATTTAATAATTTTCTTTGTTCGTTTGTTCTGGTAGCAGATGCCTTTGTTTTAAATTCTACAATATTTTTCCTTTCTTTAGGAACTGACCAATACTTATTAATAAACAAATCTACTTCTCTTTCTAAAGATTTCTTTTTCATTTCTAATGATTTTACCGCACTTTGAAACCTTCCTACAATTTTACATAATTTGAAATATTTATTATATAATTTTATATAGTTCTTATCAGTTTCTACTAATGATCGGATTTCACCCTCAACTATACGTTCTTTCTTTTTAATTTTTTCTTTTCTATATTCTAAATCTAATTTTGCATATAGTCTGTCTATGTCTTTCTTTAAAATATCTCTTTCAAAGGACATCTCAGATAAAGCATCCGAATACATTCCATATATGGGAGATTGTTTCTGCCATTCTGTATGTAAATCTAAAAGATCAATTTTTCTATATTCACTTATTTCATTTAATAAATCTTCATATTTATCATTCATATAATTACCTATTCTACTAATATACGACGGCAAGCCATTGTTAATAATGCTTTCCCTGCTGTATAAAAAGGATTTTCAAAACATTCCATGATTAAATCTAATTTAGGATCATCCCTACCATTGAGTAATATAGCGTTACAATACATTAAGACACTGATCCTTACTTTCTCAGGTTCATCATTTAATTTTTTTAATATTAAGCAAATATCTTTCCATTTCTTTCCTTTCAGAAGAGCATCTATAAGATCTTTTATTATAGCTTGATCTGATTCAAATGATTTTATAATTTTGGATTGTAATGACTTTTCAGTTGCTAGGACCTGATCTAATATAACAAGAGCTTGTCTAGGACATCCATCAGCGACTGTTGCTATCTTCTTTAATATTTCATTATCAACAGATTGATTTTCTGATTTTAGAACTTTGCTCAATAGTCTTATTATATTCGTAGTTTGGAGTTTTGTAACTTCGTATACAGCACACCTATTTTTTATTGTCTTTTTTATTTTCTGTGGATCTGTAGTACATAGAATAAAATATATATGCTTAGGCGTATCCTCTAACGTCTTTAATAGTGCTTCCTGAAATTTGGCACTGGTCGCCTGAACTTCATCTAATATATAAACTTTTACCGATCCACGAAAAGGTTTATACTGCATAGAAGTTACCATTGCATCAGCAGTGTCAACTCCTCTCTCAGAACCTGCATCAACTTCATAGATATCTCTGTCATTACAATCCAATTCTCTAGCTATGATCCTAGCTATGGTCGTCTTACCACATCCACTAGGACCAACGAACATAAATGAATGAGGATGATCTTCTGTTTTGAGAATAGTTTTCAAACTAGAAACTACACCTTTATTGCTAATTACATCCTCAAATGTTTTT